CTTTCTCTACGTCATCCATGGTTAAATGATATCTATTTAAAATACTGACATAGGTTTCATTAGTAAATGTAAGTTTATGTTCTTCATATTTTAACCAAGGGTGTTGCCATTCATCTTTCACTTCTTTCACTTTATGTAGCTTTGGGAATAATTTACTATATATCTTCCTCATGAATGGCATTTGACTACATAATTGTTCTCTACCTTTAAAATCACTCTTAAGTCTGCCCAAACGCTCATCGTCAGAAACAAATCTACTAGGAATTCTGTGGGTGAAGAAACGTTGCATAAATTTTCCTAATTTTGGTATTAAAGCATAACCTTCTTCCACAGGATGTACAAACTGTGAACAAAAATCCACTTCGTGTAATAATCTAGCTACCACTTTTGGTTCATGACCTAAATTTTTAATAGTGTCTTCTATCATTTTTAAATTGAATTTATGTTTAGATCCAATATTAATATCATCACCTAAAACCACTATATTTACCATTTTAATAACTTGTTCCATAGTTAATTCTGGATGTTGTTTGTGTAGTGCGTATATATGTATAGCTAGATTGAGTAATGTGTTACCTAAAGACGTTTCTGGACTACCTGAATATCGCGTGCCTGGTATAATTACCCTGCAACTGTAATTAAAATCATCAAACCTGTTGCGCATCATGATTTTCGTGTCAAAATCCATTAATTGTTCATAATAATACAACATTATATCATCAGCTCCTAAAGCTTTCCATAATTCTAATTCTAATTGTTTGGTGCGTTTATGAACATGACCATCCCATTTGCTACAATCATCATCTATGAAATAATCATTTTGTGCTATATAATTGCCTACTTTTACTGGTGTAGTTGCAGAACAATAAAACAAATTATGTTCTTCATTCATAATACTATTCATTTGTTTGCTAACTGGTATGAAAAATCTGCCTGCCAAATATCCCATATATTTATGAAAATTTGAAATTAAACGTGGTCGTTTTTCCATTCTACAGGGCTCTGTACTATTATTCACATCATATATAGGTGCTAATTGTTCCACTTTGACAAATGTTGATATTCTGAAGTCTTCCCATTCTTTTATATCTCTAATGTATTTTTCTTCTGCTTCTTCAATCGCTTGAACATACTGATCTCTTTTATTTCCAGGTTGAAAATCCAAAAATTGTTGTTTTGTTAACATGTTGACATCACCTAATAATGATACGATATATCTGATGTAATATTTTCTATACCATTTTTCAAAACGTTGCATTTCCAATTCATCGATGGTTCCTGGTGTGGTTTGTCTATTTAAAGCTGATAATGTACCATAACCTCCACTACCGACAACAACAGGCCAAGTAGTGTAGGTTGGTCCAATCTGTCTCAATATCAAAGGGCAATCTTCCACTATGTATTTTTCCCATCCATCTTGCAATATTTTAGATTTGATTTTAGCATTTTTCTTACAATCATCCAAATCTATCTTAGGTGGTTTCGATGCAAAACCGTCATGAAATTGCAAAGCTCCATACATAGCTTTATACTCTTCTTCTGTGTAATGTATTCCTTCAAAATCTACAAAAAACCTTTTGACTATTTCATAATCTGATATTCTGAAAACATAATGACACCAAAACCACAAATTGTATCTGGCTACTAGTACCACTTCATCAATAAGTTGTTCGCAAGACCTATATTCTATAGCACTAAGTAGATTCCACATCATGTGAGCAAACACTCTGGTGACTATCATCCATTCCAAATTGGTAGCATGAAAAGCGAATATTAAAAGAGAACCACGTCGTCTAATTATTATGTTTTGTATCAATTCATATAGAGCAAAGAAGAACCAACCATTTTCCCACTTGTACCATTCTTCAAATACTGGTATGACAAAAACATATATCAAACTATTGATTCTCAGGCCTTTAGCCCATAATACCAAAATTGTGTTTACCAATGATATTAAGAAAGGTTCCACTATGGCTGGTGCGAGGTTCATATATATTTTGTACAGATAATAAATTATTATATCCCATGGACACAATAAAGACAACAGAGCAAAATATAAAAATATGAAACGTATAACTATTAGTGATATGGTCCAATGTCTCAACATGAATCTTTTAATGTTATTAGTTACTTCCAAAATGAAAGCTCCTGTTTCTTTGAAACTATTAATGAGTTCCGATTTCACAATAAGTAGAAGTGAACAATTCAAAAATTTGTAATCATTGTCGTCGTAATCGCCAAAACCCATGTGATGCATAAAAATGTTGTAAAAAGGGTTGTTGTCGCGTTGTAAAACCAAACTCAATAATGACTGATATAATAGTATCACGTGATAATACCAGCCCACTTGCAAACCTTTTGCTTTTAAAAACATCTTGTAATCCCATGATGCTTTAACTTTTGATACTGAAGTTAACATTAATGTTTCTTGTTTCAAATTTTGTAACATTGCTAACTTACAAGCCACTAGAACTACTTTATCCAAATCCTCTGGCCAAACTCCGTGTTGCACTGCTTGTTGAATGGCTCTTGTTTTCATTGATGTTAAAATTTGTTCATTTCTTTCATTAAATAAAATACTACCTGCCAAATTAGTGACTAATGTTTTAGGCACATTGATGCTAAAATTTTCATTATCTACAGCCACATAATTCAACATCAAATCAAAGAAATTACCATTAACGACCCCTATGTCCACGTTCATGTCTTTTATGTCATAAATAGTGTAACCACCATGACATGTTGTTGGTGCTAAAGGAAATAAAGTTGGTAGATAATTATCTTTCATTCTATTGTAATATACATTCCTATCTCTAATGTTAACAGTTGCTGCTTCAACATAAGTTGATACCAAAATGTGTTTATCGAATTGTATTGTGGCCATGGTTGTATGAGTGTAATTATTGATGTTATTTTGAGTCATCAAATCATTAAGCAAAAATCTTGTAGAACCTGTGTTATAATGTACATAAGTCCACAAGTCTTTACCTTCGATTAAAGTTTTCCATTTACAAGTTGGTGTGAGTTGTTGTGCTTCCACGTAATCCGGCCCAAAATAATGTATTATTCTGTTCCTATCAGCGAAATTGTGTATAGCTCCATACCATGAAAAGGTGACACCTCTTTTAACACAATTAACCCCTTTGTGACATATGCATGTTCCCAAATCTACTGCTAAAGGTTTCAAGAATTCTAAAGATGAATCATAACAAACATTAATAACACCCATATTGATTTGACTTTCAAAATGTCTATATATATCAAGTGGTGGTGAATCAAACAAAAACACACTGCCACTTTTAACAACCAATTCGTTTTCTATGATTTTAATCGAGTATTCTAACATGTCCAATTTGGAGATGTTCGAATGAGGTCGAATTGGTATTGGATCACTAGATATAGCTACGGTGTTATTTTTGACATCAAACTGTTGTAACAATTGATTGGTGTTGTTGTTTTTCACTATTTTATTTAAAGAGGCGTGTCCATCACGTTTCTTTTTATCTGCTCTTTCATGAAAAATTTCTTTCTTAATGTCTTTCTTAATGTCCCTATATTGTTGTGGATTCAGATGTGGTTTCTTATCATCATCTTGAACTTTGACTTCTTTTTGTTTTGCTTCTTTAACTGGTACAGTCAAAGGCCATAAGGGTATAAAACCTGACAATGGGCTGGTTTTGATTATTGATGATTTTGGTGTGACATCACTAACTGTGACTTTTGAACCACCTCTTATTCTCAAAAATATGTCTATAAAAGAATTATCACCTACTGGATCCATGCTGTTTTTGACT